GTGAGTAGGCTCCGTAACTAAGTGGGGCCATGACCTGTGTTCCAATAGGAATATCGATAGAGCTTGTTCCCACATTTGTAAAGGTAATTGGGCAGTAAGATGGTGTAGGTCCTGATGGCTTATAGTCATACAGGTTAGCAAATGCTAGCAAAGTATCTAACTTGACAGCAGTGTCAATACTTGTTTCGTTTGCTGCCTTGTCTAGGTAGTGAGACATGATGTCTCCCATATAAGCAAAGGATTCAACAAGGACGTTACCAAGATCTGAGTAGTCAGAAGGGTCCCAGTTTTTACCTGTCTTTGCATTAATCAAAGCAATAAGGTCTGCCTTGAGTGACGTAAAGTCTCTAGAAGTATAGTCAATTTGCATTATCGTATAACCGTTCCATCTATGTTAAATGTTGCTGTGCTTACTGGTAGTGTTGCAATCGTATTGTCTGGCAAGACTAGTCGTATATCTACATACTCTATGCCATCTTGCTGATCATGTATGGTGATTCCCTGAACCTGTACATCTGGAATCCAACGAGAAATGGCAGCACGAAGAGCCGCAGGAATCGCTGCTCTAGCATCGCTTTCTGTTTCAAACAGTGCCACTCCCCAGTCAATACCGTACTCAGGAAGCATAGGGCGTTGACCTACGTTGGTAGAAAGAAGTGTTAATACTCGGTCCATATAAACCTTATTTGCGGCAGATGCAGAACCAAGCACGCCAAACGTATCTAGCGTAAAAGGAAAACTAATAGCACTAGTCATGATTGTACTCCAATCCATACAGGGTATTCAGGATCTCCGGCCTCAAACATCACCCAGATCTTTTGACCTGGCTGAGGTACGGTTCTATGAAAGGTATGTTCCGGTGTAGTGAGCGAAGTGTCCGTGCTAGTTGTACCTGGGGCAGATAGCCCGCTTGCAGAAGTATACTTGCTCTTTTCCAGTGTGTCTGTCGTAGCGGTGGGTGCACCTGCTACTACTTGTAGAGAGGTGTTGACCATGCTCTTAGTAGTTGTGTGGGCATGGTTTAGCTGGCCAGTTCCTGGAGATTTAGCTACAACCGTCAGGGCAGGAACAGTAGCGGTATCTCCTCTAGAGTCTGTTATGCCTACCGCGGTAGTAGTAAGTAATGCTGCTATTTGTTGGGCAGTGTGTGGGTTATGGTCTGGGTGATAGGAGTTGTCAGTGATAGGCAAGCAAGCTTTAGCCCAAGATGTTTTCTCCATTCCGCTAGGTCCAGGAATCTGCAGCTGTACGGCAAACCGGCCTTTAGGATCTGTTCCAGGTAAAACAACAGCAGAGTAGATTCCATAGAACCTACGACGACCTTGAAAGTCTAATCCGTAGTCTAACTCTGATGGCTCACCCATACTAAATCACCTTCCCGCTATCTATTGATCCCCATTGTACAGTAGTTTTTAGGAAGTCTGTATTAGGCGGAGTGTCAGCATATGGGGTGGTACCAGAGATATTTGGAATAGCAATATTAGATGGTTGACCAATAGCTGTAGGGGCTACAGCTCCGGTATCTGGGATAAGCGGAGAAGCATTTGGAGAAACAGAGTACGTAGTTAATACTACGTCAGATGGAGTTAAAGACTGACCGGCTAGATCAGCCTGCACGTCTCTATTTGCAGAGCTCTTGTAAGCATCTGGGTTTATGTCTCCTATAAAATCTGTACCCACTTCTAGCTCAAGCATGTAGTCAGCAGGGTGCCCACCAAAGACATGCTTTACAGACAGCACCGTCCAGTAGCCTGATAGGCCATTAGGTAACCCATCTAAATAGATAGGATCATAAGGACGCAGATCCGGATAGCCAATAACTGTTACGCTAGCCCTATGTTGATAACGATGGGCGTTAGTATAGTCATCAGCAATATGCTTTGAGTCCGCTAGGTTATTAGCTACCTCATAAACGTGGTGGTGGGTAAAGGTAGTATCTACCTTTGAACCAACCTTATTATTAGAAAAGTTACTCATTTTAGGAAGTATGTACTGTTAGGTACAACAACTCCTTTACCGGTATTAGCAGGAGCAACGTGCTTGTGCTTTGCTTTAATTGTTTTACCTGTGTTTGCTTGAACACCGGTAACTACTCGGTCAACACGCACCCCTAATTCAGGAGCATTATCAGAGATATGAGGGGTAAAGGATAGAACTGTACCGGTTAAGCGTTGCTCTCTAGTAACCATTCCATCATTTTCCTGGTTTATATATCTAAAGTATGGGGCGCTATCTTTCTTGCTAGAGTAGATCTTATCCTTTGATACAAAGAATAAAGTTGTATTCTGAGCATAGAAAGCAAAGCCTGTTTGTCTAGCAAGTCTTTTGCATAGCTGCCAGTCACTTTGACCAGCTTGAACTATGCTGTCGCGTTGACGTGGGTGCCTTTGTGTGACCTCAGTAAACCCATGCTTCTTTGCAATCCTAGAGATGCACTGATCTGCCGTAATATTTAAAAAGATCTTTTGATCGGTTTGCTTCAAAAGGTAGGAAGCACCAACACAGATGACAGTAGTATTTCCACCTTGCCAGGTGTTGTCTTCAGTAATCTTATAGACATATCCCACCCAGCTAGACTTAAGCTTTTGTGATCTAAAGCTAAACTTGATAGGGTCCCCAGAGATAAGAGCTTCTTTTTTATCTGTCAGGTGTCCCTTAAAGTTTAGTTCTAATACGTCATGTTCTTCAATGCTTAGGTGAAGAGTGGCCGCAATAAGTACAAGATCCATATTCGGAGCTTTAGGGAACTCTACTTCAAAAGAGCTATCAAAAGAAGCACCCTGCCAAATAAAGGGTCTAGTTGAGGATGACCTAGTTTCCATAAGGAATTCTCAAATCTGTTCCAGGAATAATATTAAATGGGTCTATAATCTCTGGATTAATATCCATGATCTCCCACCAATACTTAGGGTTAAGGTTGTAGCGTTTTGCGACCTCACCCAAGCTATCTCCATCAACCCAGGTATAGGTAACAAAGCTTACAGAGACGCTAGAAGGAAACTTTCTAAATACTGAGATCTCATAGGTCCCAGTATATTTATTAGGTGTTTGCGCTAATGGCCCGTTGTAGTATCGTGATACTCGTTCTATGCTCATAGTGTGTCCTATTTGTTGGCTGGTGGGAAGAAGCTATCGTGTACAGACTTAAGGCTAGTAGAGTCGTTGCCAAATTGAGCAGGGTATCTACTAAAGCTAATGCTGACTACAGATAGGGTGGGTACCATTTCAGTATTAAAGATTAAGTGGTTTACCTCAAAACCAGAGATAGAACCAAAGTAACGGATGTTATCGCTAAGGTATAGCCAAAGAGGAATACCGGTTATGTATCCAATATCCGCAGAGCCTGTCTTTCTTAATGAGTCATTAAGAAGCGGGTTGTTTGTAATAGGGTCGCCAGTCAAGCAACGATATAGAAATTCTAGATCGTACTCTGTGCCTCTGTTTAATATTCCAGTCTTTTCATCATCTGTCAGCTCTCGACCGTATGCCGCTTGAATGCTCATTTGGTTTGCTGCGGCAGCACTGTTTTTATATCCATAAAGCAAGTTTAGATAGCTAAGGTCGACCACTCTATTTATGTAGAGCTGGAACGTAACAGTTTGGTTACCTGCTAAAAGTGCAGCAGTATCTTTAGATCCCAGTGTCCAGTCAATAGAGTTATTGGCCTGAGTGCTATATGAAAAACTAGAAGGGTTGTACATAAACCTAAAGCCCCACTGCTTAGCAGAACCTGATTTAGACGGCTTACCGTTTGTATTTACCCCATTTAAAACGTCAGCAGAGTTTGAGTCTTGGAATATGCGCCCACGCTCTAGGTAGCTGTACCCCTTTGAAGGAATAACATTTGACCCAGTTAAAGAATAAAAGTTAGCTGAGTTTTGTAGGGCGTTAAATCCAACAGTTTCAGGATTTAAAGTAGAGTTGTCATAAAAACCGCTACGAATAGAGTAAGGCACAGAGCGGCTCTGGCTATGTGGTGGTGGGTTCCATCGAGAAGTTTCTGTTGGTGGTTCAACATTTACGTTAAATCCATTGCCCGTAGTAGGGGGATTAACCACGTCTTTACATGCAGTTGCATCTATTGCTTTAGTGTAGGCTGCTGCGTTCTGGCTGTTCCATGCTTGACGCTTTGGTTGGTCAGTGATTGCAGGCTTCTTGCCCAAAGCCATAGTAAACTTTGTAGCATTTTCGTCTGAATACCAGAGGGTGACAGAACCATCTTTGTTGTCTACAACCATGTAGCACCATTGCTTATTACATATGCTCCATGTAGTGCTGCTTATAGTGATGTTTGCCTTAGCATATGCAGCCCCGTACTGTGTTTTAAGCCAGGTGTTTACTGCATCTGTAGGGTATGTAGGTGCCCCGCCTGCCCCAGTTATTTTAATAGTAGGTGCTTTATTTGCAGTGTTGACCCAAAGGATATTAGTTACGGCAACGTCAGAGCCTGTAGCATCACTTTGGTATACAGAGATACTTGGGGTAATAGAACGAGGAACACCCAGGTTATTAGAGAGCGTCCATTGCAAATGAGAGTTTACACTGATTATGCTACCTGCAGCAACGTAATAGGAGACGTCACTAGAAGTAGTGTAGTGAGTATCTTTACTTGGAAGGTTAAAGGTTACTCTTCGGCTATCTCCTGTAAGTAGTGTTCCCATCTGAGCAACAGGCAATGTTGACCATGCAGCAAAGCTAGGGTTTGTTGTTTTATATACGTCAACAACATACCAGACATACTGCTTCTTACTCTTGCCGTCAGCTGAAGCATCAGATACTGGAATAGGGTTTGCCTTTACCAGGTTGTTGGTATAGTCAGCAGAAGATAAACCACTATCGTTTGTAGAGACGTAGTTTCTTACCCTAGCGTAATAGTAATTAGCCATTATAGGGATCCCGCAATCTGCTTCAATGTAAGGTCATTCTTAAGCTTTTCACCAACAAGGCGTACAAGTCGGTCTGCTTCTTGAACGCTTCCGTGGCTAATTGTAACATTCATATTTAAAGTTACGTTTACAGCGCCGTGTCCAGAACGACTGCCAGTAATAGTAATGCCCTGAGTGCTCATACCTGCTGAAGAATTAATGTTAGATGGTAGGTTTACAGTTTCGTTTGGACCACCAACACCTGCCTTTGCAGCCATTGTTTCGGCCTCAGCTAGGTGCTTTAGGTATGCTCCACCTGTGTAGGTAGACCATGGCTTCCAGTTACTTCCTTGATGGCTCTTCTTAAGAGCAGCTTGAGTATTGTAGCCAGGGTCAGGAAGACGCTTAGCGTCTCTGAAAGGGTCGTTATACTTCTTCCAATCCTTTAAAGAACGGATCTGGAATAGGCCAATACTTGGGCCCCACTTAGCATCCTGTAGCTTTACGTCTCCCACAGCGTTAGAGCGTCCACCTGATTCAGCAATTGAAATTGCGTAAGCAGTTCTTAAAGACTTTCCACTAAAGCCGTGTGAAGCAAGGGTCTGCATAAGACTCTTTTTATCCGTTGTTACTGGTCCGTTATAGGCTTGAGGAATACTGTCTAGGAACTTTTGACGATCCTTTGCAGGAACCTTCTTAAGGATATCTTCCCAAGATTTAGGATTACCATCAGTAAATCTTTCAAGCATAGATGAGATGCTTGGAGAAGATGCGTTCTTAAGACTTATATCTGATTGGCTTCTTACTCTACGTCCGCTTCCAAGACCCCTTGATGGGTCTTTTCTTGATAGGGTAGGGTCAGCTCCAGGCGATGGGCTAGGTGCTGCTTTACCTGCAAGAACAGGTGCAGGGTTTATCCTAACCCCATTCTTATCTGTCATTTCAAAGTGAAGGTGCGGTCCTGTAGAGTTACCTGATCCAGGAGCTCCAGGCTTACCACCAGACTTAGCAATCTGTTGTCCAGCAACTACATGGTCTCCACGACTTACTAGAGGTTGCTTTAAGTGTGCATAACGAGTTGTGGTTCCGTCAGCATGCTTAAGAAGAACAAACGTTCCCCAGCCTGTTCCGTTACCAACCTCTTTAACAACACCATCTGCAGCAGCATATACTGGGCTGCCTTCAGGAACTCCATAGTCAATACCTTTGTGGTTCTTAGATATGCCTGGATGCATTGAGTTGTCGCGTACACCAAATGGGGATGTAACAGGTGTGGCTCTAGGTACTGGTAGTGAGTAAGAGGTGTTGCCTCCAGAACCTCCACCAGCTGTTCCTAGGTTTCCAAAATCATTTGGACCACCAACTCCACCACCCAGTAAGTTACCTGCACCACCAGCAAAAGTACCCGCTACAGCGCCTCCAGGGCCTCCTGCAGCCAAGCCAGTTAGTGCGCCTTCTCCAAGGTCAAAGGCAAAGTTGCCAAGCCACTTAGCCCAACCAGGAAGGTTTTTACCTTTTTTATTTAACCACTTCTGTAAGAACTCACTTCCAGCGTAAACACCTGCGGCTAATCCAGCACGTCCTGCTTTACCCATCATAGAGCCTTTACCTAAGACTCCAGTACCTTTACCAAACTTTCCAAGGAAGCCCATGGGACCGCCGCCCCCGCCTCCACCAAAACCTCCACCGCCGCCTCCAAACATTTTACTCATATACTTGCCTTGTAGTGCTATGCCTCCAAATGACATAGCGCTTGAAGCAAGTCCAGAAAGAGCTGCGCCTGTGCCTCCGGCTGCAGGCAAGGTTTGAAGAATACCCTTAAGGGCCATCAATCCATCATTAACAGGGCCAAGCAATCCAGCCATAGTACTAAAGCCATCATTGACAGCAGCTGTAGTTCTAAGAGCGACGTCGTAGCCACCTACTAAACCTTTTTCTGTTGCAGCAAGTTTTCTTGCTTCACTGCTTTGATATCTATAGTTAGCCCGTTGAGGGGAGCTTTTGTCTACACCCATAAGATCCAACATCTTGTTTGGATCTTTACTATTCATTGCAGCAGAGTAAGCCTTACCAGACTTAGCTCTTGTTCGGGCTACAATACCAGCTTGAATTTGCTGTACAAGATTAGGATCCCCACCAGCAAGTTGAGTAATGGTGCTGTAGGAACGTGAGCCTGGGTTATAGACTAACTGTGCTTCTTCTGATGTAATCTGACGTCCACGGTAAAGGAAGTTATAGACCTGATTAATAATCTGATCAATAGGCTTTAGATTACCGTTGTTATCACGAATACGAATACCGGCACGAAGGAATGTCATCCCATTCATGCTAGCAACAGAGGAGGCCGCAGCTTCGTTAGTCATTCCTGACTGAGCGCTAAGCCCTGCTATCTGACTCATGATGCTCTTAGAGCTCATGGAGTTGGCTGTGTAACCGCCTTGATAAGCAATGTTCATAGCTGCCATGGTTGGACCCATAGCGCTTGTTGCTCCTCCGCCTACCTGGCGGTTTGCTTGCAAGATGGCTGCACGAGAAGACATACCGCTCATAGAGGCGTAGGAGTCTGCAGCAATTCTTTGAGTTACTGCCGCCATAGTATTTGGCGCCATACTCATGTACGTCTGAGCACCGACTGCTGCTAGGCCTAGGCCCATTCCAAGTTTTTCGTTGCGGCTCATTGAGCCTAAGCCAAGACGTCCACCACCAGTTTTTTTACCGTCTACGTCTTTAACCGCATCGGTGGTTTCTTTTATAGTTTTGCCCCACTCTTT